CGACCCGCCATATCCAACACCTACGAGGAGATGTGCCCACTCGGGGTCTCCGTCTTCGACGACGCCGTCGACGCGATCAAGCTCGTCGACGCGACCTTCGACATGATGTACTGGCGCTGCCGACTCGGCCTGCCGCGCATCATCTGCGAGGAGTCTGGAATCAGGGTAGACCCCAAGACCGGCATGCGCGACCTCGGCTCGACCATCGACCAGAAGCTCTTCAAGGCGGTGCCCGGCAAGGTCGGCCAGTCCAGCCCGCTCACGATGTACGACCCCGGCATCCGCGCAGACGAGTCCGAGACGGCCATGAACGACGCCCTGTCGATGCTCTCGATCAAGTGCGGCTTCGGCCCCAACTACTTCAGCTTCACCCGCCAGGGCGGACTCAAGACCGCCCGCGAGGTGGTCTCCGACAACTCGGTGCTCTACCGCAACCTGCGCAAGCACGAGGGCAAGGTCGGCGAGGCGCTGCGACGCCTCTTCGCTGGCGCGTACTCAGCCGAGGTCGGCGTGAGGTTGGGCGCGGCGCCCGATGGCGTCGAGATCGACGTGACGTGGGACGACTCGGTAGTTGAGGACGCCGACGCCGAGCGCGAGACGATGAAGGACGACGTCGCGCGCGGCCTGTGCCCGCGCTGGGTCTACGTGGCCAAGTACTACGGGATGAGCGACGAGGAGGCGCGGGCCTTCACCGGCGAGACCCTCGGCGCCGCCCCCGGCGACTTCGGGGAGTAGCCCATGGTGGACTTCCACGACCGCCTCGCCGCCGACCTCGTAGGAGGGGCGCAGGAGCGGTTCGTGGCCGAGCTGACCGAGCGCGCCGCCCGCATGCTCGCCGACGCCGTGGCGAACCCTGACCGCTTCAGGCTGCTCGACAGGCTCTCGCCGCTCGGCGCCATGGGACTCTGGGCGGAATGGCGGGACAGGGTGACCGACGAGTGCCGCGAGGCATGGGAGAGCGCCTTGTCCGACGAGGACGAGCTGCTCGTCTCATCGCTTGCGCGCTATCTCGGGGGCCGCAGCTACGAGACGTACTACGCGGCGAACGTCGCCGCCGAGGCTGCGCGCGGCATGGCGGAGATCATGAGGCGCGAGAACGTGGCCCTGGCGTCGAGTGTCGAGCGCGAGTGGTACTCCGCCGTCGCCGATGCCGTCTCCCGAGTCGAGGCTGGAGAGTCGCGCCGCCGCGTAATGGAGGAGGCCGTGGCCAAGCTCGCCTCCGAGGGGATCACCACGATCGACTACAGGACCGGGACGCGCATGCCCATCGACGCCGCGCTGCGCCGCCATATCGTGACGCAGGCGAACCAGGCGCGCAACGACCTGCTGTGGCGCCGCATGGACGAGTGGGGCGCTGACCTCGTGTTCACGTCGGCGCACTACGGCGCCCGCCCGTCCCACGCCGTCTGGCAGGGTCGCGTGTTCAGCCGCTCCGGCACATCGAAGGCGTATCCCTCGCTGGTCGAGGCGACGGGCTACGGCACGGCTGGCGGCCTGTGCGGCGTGAACTGCCGCCACACCATGACGCCCTACGTCGAGGGCCTCTCGAAGCTCCCCGACACCGACTACGGCGCGCAGGAGAAGCTGACGGGCCTCAGCTCCGACGAGTACTACGCCGCGACGCAGGCCCAGCGCAGGCTCGAGGCAAAGGTCCGTGCGACCAAGCGCGAGATAGCGATAGGCGAGGCGAGCGGTGTCGACGAGACTCCGGCCCGCGTGCGCCTAGGGGATCTCCAGGGCAGGCTGCGGGACCACTGCGAGGCGAACGGCCTGCGCCGAGATTACGGGCGAGAGCGGGCATATGCCGTGCCCGGCACGGTCCAGCCGAGGGCGCTCAGGGCGACCGCATCCGTGAAGAGGGTGCTCGGGAGAGGCTCCGGCAGCGTCGCTCCCGGCGAGATACGACTTTGCGAAGGCGTGTTCGTCGACAGGCACGACAGGGTGAGGACGGAGGAGTTCGTGACCGAGACCCTGCAGGGAATCGTTGGCCTCGAGGTCGAGCACGCGGTCGTCATCCAGAGGGACGGGCGCGTGTTCCATGCGGTTGGAACAAGGGACTCCGTGACGCTCGAGGGGGCAGACCTAGACGGCGCGATCGTGATGCACAACCACGTCCTGCTTTATGGCGAGCCCTGCTCCTTTGGCAAGGACGACTACGTCACGCTTAGGGAGAACCCCAAGATAACGCTGCTCATGGCGTGCAGCGGCGGGTATCGGTACGAGATGAAGGCCGGGCCGAAAATCGCCAAGGTAGGGTATGATGATGCCATGGGGAGAATACCCCTGAGCGAAGTCGATAGGGACGACTTCCAGCACCTGGTAATGAGGAGACTCAATGATCTCAAGGCGATACGTTATAGACGGAAAGACCTATGAGCTGCCTGAGGCGAGGCTAGAGGACTACGAGCGCCTCGACGATGAGTTCCATGCGGCGCTTCTGAACGTAGAGTATCCCCCCTTGCCTAAAAACTGCTTGAGCAACAAGTACAACGAGCCGTTGCGGAAGGTCGTGCGAGAGTACCGAGAGAAGTTTCACGACCTGCTCGTCGAGGTCAAGGAGTAACCGCCCAACATCAGCACCGCCAGCCCCGCCACGAGCGGGGCTTTTTCATGCCGTTACCACGCCGCGAACATGCTTCCCGAGCGGGGGAATCGCCCCCGAACGCACAGGGAGGGAGCCTCAATGGCAGAAGAGAACGCGCAGAGCGCCGCGAGCGAGGGCGGCAAGCCCCAAGATCCCGCGGTCGAGGCGCAGCCCCAGGACACGAAGCCGGAGGAGGGCGGCAAGCCCCAAGATTCCGGCGGCGTAGAGGGCAACGACCGCACCCCGAACGTCCACAAGCTGGAGCGCGACGTGGCAAACCGCGACAAGACCATCGCGGAGCTGAAGGCCAAGCTCGCCGAGAAGGAGAAGGGCGGAAGCGATCTCGAGGCGCGCCTGGCCGCTCTCGAGAAGCAGGCATCCGACTCCAAGGCCGAGGCGGACGCCGCCAAGGCGGACGCGAAGCTCGCCGCCGCCGGATGTGTGGACTGCGACCTCGCCCGGGCGGTGCTCGGTGACTTCGAGGGGGACGTGGCCAAGCTGAAGGAGGCGAAGCCCTACCTGTTCGCGCCGCAGGGAGGCAGCAAGGGTACCGGTGGCCGCGTGTCCGGCACCTCGGACGGGCCCTGCAAGTCAATCCGCGACGCGCTCGCACAGACCAACCGATAGAAAGGCAAATCACATGGCCATCACTCTCACGGAGCTCGCAGCGAACTCCACCGACAAGCTCGTACAGGGCTTCACGAACGAGGTCGTGACCGACTCGTTCCTGCTCGGCGCCATGCCGTTCGACGACTGCATGACCGCCTCGGGCACCTCCGACCTCGTCTACTCCTACAAGCGCGTGAAGACCCCGGCCGTGGCCGCCTTCCGCGCCCTCGGGGCAGAGCCCTCCGCGAGCGTGTCCAAGACCGAGAAGAAGACCACCCGCGTGGCCATCCTCTCCAACTCCTGGAACATGGACCGCGTGGCCAAGGACGCCGTGAGCGACCTCTACGAGCTTTATCTCGAGAAGTCCAAGAACGCGATCATCCGCAAGGGGTCATCCCCGCGCGTGCGGGGAGCAGTCGCGCTTGGCCTCGTTGGCGGTGTATTCGGAGGGATCATCCCCGCGCGTGCGGGGAGCAGCACATGACCTCGTTGGAGACGCGGGCGGTCACCTGGAGCTTGATCGGGGAGATGGTCTTGTTGGCGTATGCCGTGGGGGTCGGGGACTTCTCGCCGCCCTCGGCAACGATCTCGGCCTTGGGGGCGGAGGTAAGGACCATGACGTTGGTCTTGCCGAACTTCTGCGGCATCGCGCCGGAGAGCTGGGCGAGCGCGGAGGTGGACTGGGCCTTCTTGAAGACGCCTGCCGCGTACTCCTGTGGCATGGTGAAGTTGCTGGTGATGAGTGCTGCAATTGCTTTTCCTTTCGGTCTGTTGATTGTCTCGATTCCTAGTTGCCGGTTCCGAACAGTGCGCGCGCCGCCTCCCGCATGGGGTCTGCCTTGGCCGCGGGCTTCTCGCCCGCGTCGCGCGTGACCTTGTATCCGCGCGCCGGCGCGAGGGCGCTGGCGAGAA